CGAGACCGTCGCTGCAGATGCAGCAAGCGGTATCGTTAGAGACAGCGCAGAAGTTGTCGTCGAGACCGCCGTTGCGGACGCAGCGAGCGGAACGCCATGAGTCAGGGCTGAAGTTGTCGTCGAGACCGCCGTTGCGAACGCAGCGAGCGGAACGCCATGAGTCAAGGCGGACGTAGCGGTGGATACGGCGGCAGCCGATGCGGCTACCGAGAACGCTACCGTTATGGCAGACGTAGTTGCAGCAACAGCCGTCGCCGAAGTGGCGAGCGGCTTTGCTAGCGAAAGCCCCGCAGTGCTTGTTGCAGTCGCAGCTGCTGCCGACTGTAAATCGACAACAGCTGCACTGCTATTAAGCTGTACAAGGTTGAGCGCGGCTTCGTTGACAACGCCCAACGAGGCCATGTGAGGGCTTTAGTTGTCGATCTGGAACGACAGCGCCGCAGCTGCAAACGACACCGTGTCACCGGAGTTGATCGTTTTGCTGGTGGTGAGCGCGCCGTAGATCAGCAGGTTGCCAGCCGTTGAGGCGTCAAAAATGCCGAAGTGCGTCACCGTGCCCCAGGTAGCAGACGGGGTCGCAAACGCAATCGAGCCGTTGTTCGAGGTAGTACCACTGGTGCCAGACGAAGCAACCGTGGACGCCGCAGCCTGCGTGCCCGCCCAGTTGGCAAGCGACGACGTGACGGCCACACGAGCGTAAGACCCGCCGGTGACTTCAGTACCACCGCCGGTGTCGCTAGGAGCTGCCGTGAACAGGCCGACGTACAGCGAAGTCGGCCCAGTACCGGCAGCAGCACTGGCACCCGTGATGCCGATTGCCTGTGCGCGGAATAGCCAGTCGATCAGCTTGTTTTCGAGAAAGTCCGTCATTGCGGCCATGGCAATATCCTTTTAGAACTGTTGGCGAACGTAGAACTTGAGGGTGTCGAAGATCGTCTGCACGGTCGCATCCGCGAACGTGATTTGAATTTCGCCCTCGTACGACCCGAGCGCCGTGCTCAACGTCGTGCCTGGAAAATAGAACTGAACAAGGCCGTCGCTGCCGCCGTTGGGCTTGGTGCAAGTCAGCGTGGCCAACGTGGTGGTCGTACCCGACTGACGGAACAGCACCACTACGGTGGCGGTAGTCACGTTGAGCGGCGTACCGTCAGCGTTGGTCAATGTGACCTGGATGTACGGGCGATTGTCGCCCTGAACCAGTTTGATGACGCTCATTAGTAGACCCTTGGCGGACGAACCCGCATGTTCGTGCGCGAGAGGCCTCGCGTGCGCTCGATAATTGCCCGGTCAATACCTTGCGAGAACAGCACGCGGTATTTCTCCGCCAGCTGTGGGTTCTCGTACGCATGACCGGCAGCTTCGTGCAGTCGCATGCGTGCGCCGTACGAGATTTCCTCGACCCAGCGCTCGTGCAAGCTGCTGTCGCAAGTCGTGCTGTCGCGAGTAGGACGAATGACCAGCGTCGTGGCCAACGCTTGCGAATAGTTGCTCGTCGTAAAGGGTACAAGCACAAGCGTTTCCGGCGTGTACTGGGTGTAGTACAGAGGCCTTCCGGTTTGTTTGCGCCAATCAAGGTTGTAGATGCGGCGAAGCTCGTCTTCCGACCGAGGCATAACCTGCATGTCGCTGACCCAGACCGCTTGTACACGCGAAACCGTGTGATCGGTCGGCACGTCGAGCGTCAGGTCGTACTCGTCTTCGTACGCAATCAGGTCTTGCAGGATGGGGGTGTACAGGAGCCAGTCCGTACGGTTGCAAAACTCGATCGCAGCGTTGCGAACGGCGTTGATGGCGAGCGCTTCCGGGATGCCGGGAAAATACGGCAAGATTTCCGGAAAAAACTCCGTGTACGCGATGTTGCTCACGAAGTACCTCCACGCAGTCCGGCATCCGGCGGCATGAGGCCGAGGTTCGGGTTGTTGGCCTGTTCGGAGTTGAGCTTCGCACCCATCATCTCGTTGAACGTCGTCAGGTACGCCGCTGCGGCTTGCGCCCCCGGCGAGAACTCCGCTGCCTTGCTGCAGGCGCGGAACATGACGTAGTTAATGAGCGCCGAGTCAACCACGTCAGGCACGGTGATTGTTTGAGCTTCTGAGGTCAGCGTGTTGGGCTGCGCCGAATAGTTGATTTCGACGTATCCGGTGCCCGTGTTGGGCGGATACACAAAGAAAGAGGTCTGGTCTTGCAGGTCAAACCAGTAGCTCTGCACGGTCGCTGACTTCGTTCCGGTTTGCCAGTCGGGGTCGTATGACTCAAGCAGACGGCGCGAGATCACGCGAATGGAGCGCCCCGGAGTTGTACCGCCGGTCATGTTGCGAATCACGTCCAGCAGCAACCAGCCGCCGGAGGGGATCGTTTGGCGAGACCCGGAAACACACTGCATGACGCCAACCGTGGCGAGCGTCGTAGGGGCAGCAACAGCAATAGCACGCTGACCACCATTCAGGTAGTCAAGCAGCTCTGATCGAGACCATTTGATATTGGTCGGGTCGTACAGGAGCCGTGCACAGCGGTCAATGATGTTTTGTACGGTTAGCGTACCCATCAGGCGCCCTTCGCGTGCATAGCTATGTACGAGCTGAACGACTGCATATAACCACCAGCCAGGCCTTGACCGGCTGCGTAGTCACCGTCTTTCGTGTGTGCTCGGTACATGACGTAATCAAACAGCGCGGTGGAGTAAATGTCTCGCACCGAGATGTTGCTAGAAGTCGACGCCACGTCCGTCGGGTTGGCGGAGTAGTTGATTTCGAGTGACCCAGTGCCGTCGTTACGGGGGTATACGTAGAAGGCAAGGGGGTCGATCTCATCGTACGTCCAGTGAGTGACAGCGGACGTGGCCGTCGAGGCCGTGTGCCAGGTCGAGTACTGGGTATCCAGGAGGTCTCGAGGCACGTACAGACAAGACACGCCGGACACACCGCCAGCGGTCAGATTTCGGTAGACGTTGAGCAGCTTGAACGCAGTCGCGGGGAGCGACTGACGCGTACCGGCGACAAGCGCCAGCGTCGTAAGCGTGGCCGAGGCCGAAGGAATCGCGGAGACGATCGTACGCTGGCCGTCCGACAGCCAGTACAGCAATTCCGTATCCGACCACCGCTGGGTCGACCCATTGTCGACCAACTGTTGTCGCACACGGTTGATGATGCTCGAGGCAACAACCGCCATCTACGCTCTCCTGAAAGTGCCCTACCGGAGGGGGGAACTCCGGTAGGGCCAATACGTCTAAGAGGAGGGTTTAGACGTACTGAGCGATGACGAGCGACTCGGGCTTGATCGTCTGGTAGCCGTAGATGTTCAGGCCGCGAACCAGCTGACCGAAGTCGAGCGGGTTCTGCATCGACTCGACTCGAGCGATCTGCGAGCCACGGCGTTTGCCGAGATGCCCGTGCCGGTGGTCGTGGTGTCGAAGTTCTGGCCAGCAGCCGCAGTCGGCAGCAGGTTGGACACGTAGACCGTGAAGCGGTCGATCATGCCGATCTTGCCGTTGCGGAGGATGGACTGGCTGTCACCGGTCAGGTACGCCTGCTGGAAGTTTGAGTTCATCAGCAGGTTGCGCACCTGCGGAGTGATGACCAGGAAGCGGTTCGTGTCCGGCACGTTCTGCTCGTCCAGCACCGAAGCCATCGCGGTGATGGTGTTCAGCACGTTCGAGGTCGACAGCGTCAGCGGAGCGCCACCGAACGGGTTGGTGGAGGCGTTGTAGGTACCGCCAGCGCCGCCCAGGTTGTACGCGCTGGTACGAACGCCAGCCAGCGTGCCGCTGTTGATGCCCGCGCCCGTGGTCGACGGAGACGCCGACTTCACGTTGCCGTAGCTGGTGTCCACGGACTGCTTGAGGATGTCCGTGTCGATGGCAATGGCCATCTGCTTGGCGGCATCGCTCGTGAACATGTCCATGAGCTTCGGCTGCGACTGATAGGCGATCACGTCGTTGACGTTGACGCCGAAGTACTTCGCCTTGCTGATGTTCAGCTGGATCTTGTTCGACTGCGGCACCTGGTAGGTCAGGGTCTGACCGACCTGATAGTCGCTGATCGAAATGTCCGGGATGTTGTTGATGATGACGGTGTCGCCGAGGTTCTTGATGTCGCCCTCGTAATTCGTGTTGGCGATTTCGCCGAACACGGTCGTGGCGTAGAACTTGACGTTCAGCTTGCCCGACCAGATGGTCGGGATGAAGCTACCGGAAAAAGCCGAAGCGGTATTTGCGGTGGCAAATGCGCCGTTGGCGGTCGAGCCGCCGGAATTGGCGGGACTTGCAGCAATTGCAATGGGCATGGTCGTCTAACTCCCTTGAGGGTGGTGGGTTAAGCGACCATGTTGGGGACTACTGCCTTAGTCGTCCTGCCGCCACAGCCGCATCAATCTCAGCTTCGATTCTTGCCGCCTCTTCGCGTGAGAACCGTCCCTTCGACGCATCCGTGTAGAACGACTCGATTTCTCGCATCGTCCATACTTTCTCGGCTGCAGTCGCTTGGGTCGGTGCCGATGCACGCGACGTACCCGGGGCAACTTGGCGCTGAAGCTCCTGCTGTGCCGCCTGAGCAGGCGGAACGACCCGATTCGCGTCCTTCTTGAAGGCATTGAACAACGTGGCCGTGTGCTTGGCGTTGAACTGCTCGAATGCGACGTTCAGGTATGCCTGTCGAGTCACCCCGCTGAGCGGGTCAACTTCGGCCAGCCACGCCAGAAAGCCGGGATCCGTATTCAGCGCTTCGTAGTCGGGAACTTCTTTGGAAAGCTCCGCGAAATACGCACGCCGATCGTTCACACCTTGCTTCTCGGCAACGCCACCCATCTGCTTCTTGAGTTCGGCGTTCTCGGCTTGCAGTGCGGCGAGATCCTTCCTGAACTGCGCACGCTCGGAGAGGACAACCTCTTCGGCTTGACGCTTGACCAGGTCGATCAGCTCGTCGCCATATGCTTCAACATCCTTTTCAGTGACCAGCTTCTTCAGCGGTTCCTGTTGGGCGGGCGGCGTTTTCAACGACTGGATGCTCGAGAGGGCATCCTGGAGCTGTGCTTGCAGCTCCTTCACCTGAGAGTTCAGGCGTGGCACTTCGGCGTTGTACATGCCCTGGAGGGTCGAGTACCGCTTCTGCCATGTTTCTTCGTCGTTCTTGCGTTCCGCGACAGGGGCCGGTTGGGCCGGTTCCTGAATCGCTTCTGCAGGCTCGTCAGGGGCTTGGTCGGCTGTCAACATCCGATCGAATTCGGACGCGTATTCCGCCTGCTCCTGAACCTGCTTGGGCAAATTGCTCATCATCTACTCCTTGCTCCGGCTTTCTTTGGCGCTCCAGGATGGTCTGCGCCTACGATTACGGTCTGCTAGGTCAAAACGACTTCAGCCGGGCTGGCTGAATCACAAGCCT